GGGTTGCTGTTGGTGTAAACGTTACATCCACTGATGGGTAACGCTCAGGGTCAAACTGCATATAGCGGTAGCTTGCTTTATAGATAAAAGGTATCATAAAGTCTTCTTGGAAGTTCACCAAGGTACGTTTGTACTTCTTGATGATTCCAGCCATTGCCATAGACATTCCCTGACTGCCGCCCTCACGAGGCATAGCCGAAGGAAGCCCTGCGCTGTCCACTGTCCCTGTAGCTTGTAGCAGCATACGCTCGAAGTTTTGAGCTGCTGCTGGTGCGTCTTGTGTTGTTTGTCCGAAATGGAAGGGGAACAAGATGTCAGCAGGAGGGCCATTGGTCAAGAAGCTCTTACCGGGCTTAATCTCGAACTTAGCACCTCGTGGAAGCCTTGTAGCGTCCATACCCATCATAGGGGCTGTTGTAAGGGCTACAGAGTCCATATTGGCCCGTAGCATCCCGTCAATAGCCTTCTGCATATTGTAGGCTTTCTCCACTGTACCTCTGCCATAGAAGGCTCCCGGCACTGTGTCGTCCTGATATGCAATGATGGGGCGGTCTTTCATCATGTAAGGACTTGCTTCTGCCTTTAAGAGCAGAGAGTCGTTAGCAATGACAATGATAGCCTCAACAAGAGCACTATAGTCATCAGCCACGCTGTCTTCAGGGAATAGGTCAACAACCTCTGCCCCGCCTTCTTCAAGACCTTCCAGATATTCTTTAGGAACCAAGCCATAATAGGTTAGTACCTTCACTTTGTCATCTTCGAAGTTTTTGAGCTGTTGTGTTGGCTCTAAATCACTGTCGTCGTATGTGGTTCCAATGTCCACTTTACGATAGATGCCTTTCTCCATGTTCTCTACAATTTTATGGATGGAGACATATTTCTCAATTGCACACCCCATTGCGTCATCAATGCTGTCTGCATTAGCGTCAATAAGGAAGTTCTTGGGGTTTACAGGCTTTAGGAACACGCTTGTACGCTTTCCTTCCTCTACACCAATAGCAGCCGTGCCGGGAGAGCCGGGAATGGGCTGTGTGGAGGGTTTTAGCTCTGTCACCTCACGAACAACAATTTCACCAATGCCTGTTCCGTAGATTTCAGCCATTAGCTCAATGTGGTCAATGCTTTTCTTGATTTTGTCCTTCTTGAAGTCTTCCATAAGCTGTAGCTTAAGGGCTTCAACGTCCATTGGGTTGCCATCTACGTCCTTGAGGTCGTCCGTAATGTCAAAAAACTCCCCTTGACCGAAAATAGCCTCAATAATCTCAGCATGACGGGTTTCTACTGCCTGTTGGGTGGCAGGTGATATGATTCGGCTGCGTTCGCTCTCACGAGTTTTGTCTTCTGAAGCCCATTGACCACGGAAAATGCGGTCATACTCAAGCCATTTGTCTAAGAAGTTCTCATCACGGAAGTCTCTCCATCTCTCGCAATGGTCGACCACCCATTTAACTAGCTCTTTGTCGCTGTCTGATGGTTCTTCCCATAAAATTTCTTTAGGTTTTGTTGCCATGTGTCAATATCCTGCTGTTTGGTCGAAAATGACATATTCTTCATCTTCGTAATCTTGTTGATAAGAGGTCATGCAAAGCTGGTCAACGTAACTAAGAGCATCAACCAAGTCATCATGCACTCCCGAAGTGGGAAACATGGAGATTTGGTCGAAGGCTTCACGCCAGTCTTCGTCTTCGTTGAAGGAGACACGACCATGTTCCATACGCCCTTGTAAGGCCCATGCAATGCGGTCATGCTTTCGTTTGTTGCCGTGTGTTAGGTCTTGGATGTGTGCGTATACGTTTGTCTTACGCATAGCATCGTTGATGTAAGGCAAGACAGCATTCTTTAATGCTCCTCGCTCAATGCCCACACCAATGGGCTTGTGTTCTCTAATGACATTGATGATGGCTGCTGCTGTCTGTTTGACATCCCACCGACCATGCTCAATGCTCTTGACCCACCAATCACCTTCGTCTGTTATTTTGACAATGGCAATGGCTGTCTCGTCTAAACGGCTCTTAGAGGCTCCGGGGTTCTTCCCCACCTCCTCAAAACCAGCAAGGTCAATGGCAATGACATATTCCCCGTGCTTAGGCTCTGGGCCTTTCTTTAGCCATTCTTCTTTAAATATCTCTTGTCCAGCGTTGGAGAAGTTTGCTTCAAACTCCTGCTTAAAGGCAAAGGAGCTTAGTGTGCGTTTTGCTGCTTCAATTTCATCTGGAGGGATGGTTGGGTTGTCTGCTGTTGTTAAATGCCAGCTTTTCCAATCTTTGTCTGTTCCTTCTTGACCTAGCTTAAACCAGTCATAGAAGTGGTTTCGACCATCAGGGGTACTAATTAGCACCGCTTCTCCCCGTAAGTCGGCTAGAGCAGGACGAATAATCTTAGTAAAAACCTCATCCTTAACGAATGCTGCCTCGTCAATGACAGCAAAGTAGAGCTTTAAGCCTCGAAGCTGGTCGGGGTTCTCTCCTGAACGTACATGAATTTTACGACCTGTCACCAGCGTTATGTCCATCTGGTTTACGTGTGCGCTCTTGATAACGTCTTTGCCTTGCTCTAGAAGGGCATCCCAACAGATTTGACGGGCCTGTCCGAGGGTAGGGGCGACATACACAACAGCAGCCCCTTCAGGAGCCTCTAAACCCTTTGCCAGAAGCATCTTAAGGGCTAGGTTGCTCTTACCACACCTCCGACCAGCAGCTATCACCTTGAAGCGGCTCTTGTCGTTCCAAGCCTCAATCTGCCAAGGCAGCATCTTCCACGAAATTTCAGCCATATTTATACGTCCGTTATGTCTTCTACTGTCTCGACAACAGGAGCTGCCATAGAGGAGATGTTAATACTGATGGTCGGAACATTGCCTCCCTGCTTTGAGGCTTCAAACAAACTCATCGGCAGAACGCGATCTACCGCTAATTTTATGGCTGCCATTTGTCCCGGATGGTCATCGTTAAGCGCAATGCTTATCATCTTGTCGAGAATACGGGTTCCACCTGTTGCTAAGAGCCTTTCTTTAAACTCTTGGATGCGCCCAGCATCACCAACAGGACGACCAATCTTCCCCTTGTTTCTCTCTTTAACGGCTATGAGGTCGGCCTTGGGAGGCCTCCCCTTACCTCTTGTTTTTGGTACTATCGCCTTTGGCTCAGAGCCTTGACGAACTTGTTTCGTCTCTGTTGTCATGCTGCTTTCCGTTCACTTTCACATTGCTTACACACATGGCGTAAACCTGTAAAACTTTTTGTTTCTTTGTGGAAAGACGCAAGAGGCAGTGTCTCCTCACACTTTGAACACTTCTTAAAGCCTTGCTCAAAGAGGTCTAAAATTTCCTGCTTCTTATTAAAAATAGCAGCCTTAACTACTTTTCGTTCCGTCTTGATTCCTCTGTCCCACGACCTACGGGCTTCTGCCGCACATGGACGACATTCATGGTGAAGACCATCCTCTGTCATCTTTGATGCCCAGAAGTAGCTTGTAGACGCTTCTTTCTCTTGTTTGCAAATAGAGCATTGTTTCATTTCTTTGCTCCCTTCAAACAATCGACACACCAACTGGTGTACCCCGTGTATGTGCTACTGTCTTCTTTAAACGACAGGAGACTCTTTTCTTGTTTGCAGCTAGTGCACAGCTTCATGCTTTTAGCCAACATACTCTTTTTGCTTGCTCTATTCCTAGCAACTGTATCTCGTCCCTTTTGACTTTGAGCTTGTGTATACGAAAGATTGAATAACATTGTTTTCTCCTTGAAAAAGAAATGAGTTTTAGACACACTACCCATTAAAGTGCTTCAAGCCCTTTCGGGTGTCAATTATTGTTTACGACCAACCATCAGTTGTTTGTACATTGTACCCTATAAAGTCTATTAGTCTATGAAGACTTTAAAGTTATTGTTATTTACAAACTATAAGAAGTAATTGCTTTAAAGCCATCATAGAGGCTTTAACGTTTTAGTAATCTTCTTAGTTTCTTTTTAGTCTATACCATAAGTATATCATTGTTTTCTCGAGCTTGCAACATTTATTTGCATTTATTTGTGTAAAGAAGTGTAAAGACATCAGGTCTTTTAGGATGTTCTAGCTTCTTCAAGCCTTTAATGTTCCCTTTTAGGTGTGCATTTTGTCCTCTATGGTTCTTTTGGTCGTTTCTTTAATGAAATCAAGGGCTTAGAAGTTCTTTATAGGTCTCTACTTATCCTCCTTTTTTATTGCTCTTTTGTCTTTTTTATATGGCTATTAAGCTCCTGTAAAGATTTCCTACCAAGCTCACCCCTCCCCCCCTATGTTGTCCTATGTTGTATGCTTCTGTCGCTATCTGTGGCTAACGTCTGCTATCTACATAGACTGATGAGTCACTATATAGACTGATGAGTCACTATGTTTACCATGTGGTCAAACTATTAGTGACTCAGTAGTCAGTAAACAATTGGGGACAGAGTAGAATCTAGGTAGGTGAGGGGCTATGATGCACCATATAAGTGCATTATTGATTAGCATATCAGGCACACGTTATCAATAGACAATGATGTTATCTCAAGGCATTGTCTTATAACCAAAGCATAGGAAAATACCTGTATGTAAACCCATTAGGGTTTTGGAGGGGTCAATAGAATCAACGACTTACGAGAACTGGCACGATTCTATTATGCTATAAGGGTAAGAGCGTAGCATTTTTCTATGTTGGTTAGGGAAAACACTTAGTAAATAAATGTTGACACGGTTTAGAAAGCTGCTACAATCTACCCATGCCAAGCAAGGGCCTACATGGTGTAGGCAAGGCGCAAAGCATACACTTCAAAGGAAAGCATTATGTATACAGTAAATTTAGAATTCCCTCTGGCTCGCATGAGTCAGGCATTATGCATTCTTGGCACGTTAGTGCACCCAGTGGGCTTACACCTATATGAAACCAGTGATGCCACTGGCGATAGCGATAGCGGCGTTCAAGTGAAAGCCATTGCGCAAAGTAGCGCACGACCTGATCAATGGGTTGCGTTTTGTCTTATGTTCAATCAGGATTGTGTCGCTATCTCTTACAATGGCGTTAACGGCCTTACAATTGGCCCGAATGCCGATAAATGGCCCTTTAACATTGACTATTTCAAAACCACAGTTTAAAGCCTTCTGTTAGTGTCTTACAATAGGACACTGACGGGGCGGCTTTGCCCATTCACTAAAAGGGTTTTCTATGTCAAACGATACTTACCAAGGCCATTTAAATGATGGTTCAAGCATACAAAAACATAGCGCAGGTGGAATGTATCCATGCGTGTTATATTTCCAGCATGGGCAATATGGTATCATTACGCCTGACAATCAAACGGGGACATTGTATGAGTCATATGACGCAGCTATTGAAGCCGGAATGAAATGGAAGGCCACACACTAGACAACAATGCAAAGCATTCTATAAGGGCCTACATTGTGGGCCTTTATGGGACTATTTTGTCCGGTCGATAGGCGCACATACGTGCACATA